GTTGGTGATGTGTAAGTTACTAATAATGATGATGGAGCCGCACAAGATGGGGGTGTCCAAGTGTATGTTAATCCTGAAGTTGGTTTAACTGTACTTGAAAGTGTTACAGTTGAACTATTTAATGTCCCTGCGGTTGTTGATGCCCAATTTGTTGTAGTTGTTCTGTTATTAAAATTGGTGTTCGCACTTCCCCTTAAACCTACCTGAAATGTTGTTGCGGTAGCACTTGTTGGTCCTTGTATGTTATAAATAATATTTATTGTGTTAGTTGTTTCATTTAACCTTATTTGAAAGTTATACAATTCACCAAACGCTCCTGTTGTAGTGTATCTTTGCCAACCCGTCCACTGAACAACTAATGTTCTATTTGGTGCAGTACCTATTGTTTGAAATCTAATACCGAATGTTGACCTACTAAATCTAAAATGAAACCCTGTGCCATTACTTGATGCGTTTGCCGAAATAGTAACAGTTGTTGCTGTTTTTGATAATACAGTTGCTCCTGCAGGAATACCAGTACCACTAACTTTATCACCAACTAATATTTGAGATATATCTCCACCGGTTACTGTGATTACGGCGCTCCCAGAAGTTCTATTTGCTAATAATGAACCACGACCTATTAAATCGTTACCCATTGCTGAAATAACATTATTTGATGTACCTGTTGATAGTGGGGTATAACTATTAGTTGGTAATGCGCCTAATGTTATAAAACCATTGGTGTTTACCGCAAATTGGGTATATGTTGTACCATTATAAATAAAGTTAAACCCAATTGATTCTAAAGCCGTTGAGTTATTATCATCTAAAAAGTTTGTGTTTGTCCAACTTGTAAAATTATCATAGTTGGCACCACCAGTTATTGGTGTGTAAGTACCAGTTGATGTTCCGAATGTATAAGAACTTACTTGTGAATTAACAAAAAAACTTGTTAACACAATAAAAAAAGATAAAAGTAAATTTTTCATAAATAATTGATTTTAATAATAAATACATATAATTTTATTTATTGTCAATCGTTATATGACTTACTTGAACAAACACCTACTTTGGATTATTATATAACAATCTTATTGGATTTTCTTATGTTTAATTGGTATTTAAATAAACCACAATCCCATATACGGTCATAACCCAACTCTTCAGTTAATTCTTTTTCCGTTTTAGTGTAATCCAAATTAGGAAACCTTTTTTTAAGGTTATTTTTACCAAAACCAAATTTATGGAAACGTTTATATCTACTAATTTTTGAGTTATAATAATAATATGTTGGTTTTGTTATTGACACTAAAGAAAACCCCAAATTAGTATATAAATTATTATCCCCATCTATTGTCCATCTTCTATCAGCAAAACTGATAATTGTTTTTGGGTTATAATCATTGATAAATCGTTTTAACATTTTTGACGCCAATCCCATAACCATATAATTTTGTTTTGTAGCATATCTACTTAACTCAAATTCACCATCAGAATTTTTAGTCATATTACGTTTCTCGTTGAATGTCATAACCCCAACCAGTACATCGTTATGGTATGCACCATACGCTATTTTTGTTTTATCAGTACCCTGAATATGGTTATTTTTTAAAAAATGTGATTTATCTTCAGTATTAATTTTTTTAATAACAACATTTCTACCACCAATTCTAATCCCATCATTAACTTTTAATAAATGTTTTAATTTTGATTTAACCAACATTTTATTGGTTTTCCACTCATCCTCATAAATGTGATATAATTTATACCCAATTTGGTTACAATCAATAGTTTTATTCAAATGATATGTACTTGTTTTACCCATTTTTTCTGTGTGGTAGTACAGCCCATTATATTCAATACATATATTTGATCCCTCAATAATTAAATCAATTTCTTTTCCTTCTAATAATTTACGGTTTTTACCTTTACTAACAATAAACCCAAGGCTCTCAATAAACTCTTTTATTTCCATTTCACCTTTTGATGTCCAAGTTGGTGTCATATTAATATTGGTGTTTTTAACCAATTCACTTAATTTTTTAGATATTGTTGTTGATACTATTTTTTCATTTGGGTATTTTAATTTATATTCTAATGTTGTTATATTATGTTTATTCTTTAAATGTGTGTTTGTAATACTTTTCATTTTTTCACCACACATCTTACATATAACATAATTTTCATCTTTAGATAAAAGTTTTGAGGTCTCCACATTATTCACATAACTTGAGTGGTAAATAATATCATTAGGAAATGTTGTTAGATATTCGGTTAATGTTTGGTTGTGAAAATTACTTATATGATTTTCAAAACACCCGGTTTTGTTGCCAATATCTGTTGTTTCCCATCCACATAGTTTACAAGATCTATTTGGTTGTTTATCAATCTCAATTATGTTGAAATACTCCTCAAACCACTTTTTACCATTCCGGTGTTCATACTTTTTTCTTTGGTAAGTGTTTGACGGAATCCAAACATCACCATATAAATCAATTATATGTTTTGTTAATTTACCAGATAAATTATTTGGGTCTTTTAATATGACATTAGTTTTTTTACATTGAGCGACTAATTCTTGCGTTCCTAATGGTGTGTACTTTTTACTTTTAGTAGATTCAATATTATGACTATTACCATCTTGGGTTTGACCACCTTTTTTATTAATCACTATATTGTTTTCTTTCAATATCTGACTAATTTTTTTATGTCCTACCTTAAATTTTACCCCTAACTTGTGTGTACTTGGTATTTTGGTTTGATATAACTCAATAATACTTACAACATCTTCGGGTGTTAATTTAGTTTTCATTGTTATTTATTTTATATAAATATACGATAAAACATTAAAAAGTAAAATTATAATCCATTTATTTTTAACCCACTAATATTTTTTTTATAACATAAAAAAAGGAGACAATTTCTTGTCTCCTTTGGGGTTATTCATTAAGGGGGTTGATTATCTCAATTCTCTTAAATCAAATGTACGAACTCCATCAACAGTAATTCTCGCATAAAAACGATTATTTACCATCTTTTTCGCGTATCTCGTCATTATTCCTTTAATCGGAGTAAAGTTAAACGGATTATACATTGTAGGTGTTAATTGTAGAGGTACATACGGTGCGTAGATGTAACCTGTGTCAAGTAAAGACGTTCCTTTGTGACCCAACAAAACTTGGTTTGGCGGGAAGTAAGGGTCTCTATACACTTGGTAACGACCAGCTAAAGTACCAACTCTTTCAATACCCATATTGTATTGGTCTTGCTCAGGAGACGCGTTAGATACGTGGAAGTATTCTAAATCATCAAAGATTGCAGAAACTTCAGAAGAAACTACGATCCAGTTAGCACCACCTCTCAATGTAGACTTGTGGATTTGAGCAGACAATTGGTTGATTGCCGTGATCAAAGTTTGATTCCAGTCTTTTTGAGTATAAGATGTAACGATTTGAGTTCTTCTCCATCCGTTATAATCCCAACGTAAATTCCAAGCAGCACCTTTACGTAAATCTCTTAAGATTTCACGGTCAATTTCAGCAGCAACTTGTTCAGATAATAAAGCTGTCAATTCAGCCTCAGCGTCGATGTTGTGGAATGCCGCAACGTCTTGTGCTAATTCTGGAGACCATTGAGCTCTTAATTTTCTTTCAGTTACAGAAACTGTTACAGATTCTAAATCAAAAGAAACCTCACCGATTTGGTCTTCAAATTCCATATTTTTATATCTTCTCCAGATTGCGATGAATGGTGAATCCCCAGGAGTTGATAAGTTAGCACCAATTTCAGTAATTGATGTACCAGTGTATCCATCAAGTGATTGAGCGTCACACTCAGCACATACTGGACATTGTAAATCAACTTCTAAATAGATACATCCTGTGAAGTCACAGATGTTATCAAAAGAACCACCATTTCCAGCTGGGTTATTTCCAGCACCATAAGGGAATGCAGTTTGTGTTGTTGAGTAAGTTGGAGAAACGATTCCTTTACCATATTGTTGAGTTACAACTCTAAATAATAATGGAACTGCACCACCAGTACCTCCAGTAAATGGACTACAAGGTGTAGTTACATATGTTAAATTATTTAAATCTGCAAAGATTTTAAGGTCAGAAAGGAATGCTTCGCTATCAATTTCACTACCATCAGGTCCGATTAATTTACCAGTACCAGCTTGTGCAAAACCACAAAGTTTAATAATCATTTTTCTAACGTTTACTCCGTTGTATTGAGTATCAGCAGAGACTAATGTACCACCAGACCATACTTGTGCAGTTGCGTAACCAGTAACAGAAGTCCAAGCTCCTTTAGAATAGTCAAACAAACCTTGAGGATCTAAACCAGCTTCAGGACCTTCATAAAATAAATCGTAAAGGTTTTTAGCATATGCGTTAGCACCAGTATATCCAGCATTTGCATCTGCTTGGTAGTTTCCAGGAGAACCGATTGGTGCGTAGTGTGTATTTGCACTAGTAACCAAGTCGTTATAACCTTGGATTTTAGGTACAAAGAAAAACAATTTACCGATAGGTAAATTCATTGCTTGTACAGATACGATTTCGTTAGCCAACAATTTAGAGAAAACTCTTCTTACGATTGGGAATACAACTGTTTCAAAAGCTCCGTTTGAACCTTCTGAAGTTGCTTCGTTAATCAAGTGAGAAGCTTGGTTTTCATATAATTGTGCAACGTTTTCTTTTAGGTGACCTTTAAGGCCTTCAAGGAATCCTAATTTATCCCATTTGTTAATAGTATCTTCTTTAATAACCTTAAGGTGTTTTAACCCAATGTTACCAACAAGACCTGATTCTAATAATGCTCCCATTTTTAATTTTTTTTTGGTTTTTTATTTTATGTATATTATAAATATACGGTTTTTGTAAAAAGTTTATTTTTAATTCATTTTTCCCATTAAATCTTTCATTCTAAGGAATTGAGGATTTTCATAAGTTTTAGATTCAATTAAGTTAATCGCTGAACCAGAAGTAGGTGTTTTAACAACCCTTCTTTCTATTGACTCATTAATACTTTTTGTTGTTTCTGTCTCTTTTCCTGTAGATAATTGATCTTTAATAGATTTATAAAGATTTTTAGATTCTTTTAAAGTTTCAACATTGTCAAATCTTCTAAGAATATTAATCTTTTCTTGTTTAGTTGTTGAATGTTCTGTAAACAATCTTGTCGCATACGCTAAGTTAGAATTGAATACCGCAACTTCATTTAATTTTTCTCTGAAAACATTTAATGCGCTTCTATATTCTTCATTCTTTTCTCTTAACATTGTAACCTCTTCGTTTACATTCTTTTTGATTGCAGTATTTGCTTTTGAATGAGCTCTAGGTTTTGGTAGACCACCATCTCTAAATCTGCTACCGTTTCCTAATGTTCTAGAAGCTTCTTTAGTTTCTATTTTTTTAACGGTACTTCTGTTAGCTTCTTTAGTTTCTACTTTTTTAACGGTACTTCTGTTAGCTGATTTCTCACCAAACCCTTTTGAATTTACATCGCTTTTATAATCAAATTTTGCTTTTCCGGTATATTTGGTTTTTGATCCTTCTTTCATATCTTCGTCAAACCCTTTTTCCATATTTGGTTTTTTACCATATTTGAATTTTGATGGATTACCCATTCCCATTCCTTTTGCCTTAAAAGCTTTTTTAGATTCCATAACAGCGTCTAAATCTAAATCCCTATCTTCCATTTCATCAAATTCATCGTAGTTCATAATGTCTTCCATTTCATCAAGTTCGATACCATCAAACCCTTTTTCCATATCGTCCACTTCAACCTCGTAAATTGTTTCAAATTCGTCTTCATCCTCATCTTCAAATTCATCAAATGAAAATTCATCTTCTTCATCATCCATAAATCCAAAGTCAGCATCATCAAATGAATTGCGTCGCATATGACCACCTTCTTTCATTTCATACTCATCTTCTTCTGACTCACCAAGTTGGATCAAATACTCAACATCTTTTTCTGTATCTTTTAGATGTAACATATTATTGTCTTTTTTAACCACAATACTATCAGTTGGATCTAAACTTCTGAAAACTGTAACAACCTCATCGTCACTGAAACCAGTAGCGTCAATTGTTTCTTCATCTTCATCGTCCATATCAACATCCATAGTAGGTGCAGATAAATTATCAGTTTCTACTTCGTCCGAATCAACATCTTCTTCATCATCACCCATAAGATCCATTTCTTCTGAATCATCCATAGTGGCAATGTCAGCGTCCGCATCATCATCCATAGTATCAACCTCTGTGTCAATCTCTTCTTCCTCTTCTTCAGCCTCTTTAAGAGATTCTTTTACTAGTGAACTGATTTCTTCCTTCATTGTAGAAGCAAGTATTCCTTGTGCGTTTCTATTGAGAGCTTCTTCCAAATTTCTGATTTGGAATATCGCGTCTTCAATTTCTGAATTTTTGTTTTTCATATTATTCATTCTTTTTATAACAAATAAATATATGAAATTTGGAAAAAGTTTTTTTTTGACATAAAAAAAAGGGAAATATCATAAGATACTCCCCTTTTTATAAAAATAATTTAGTGTTTTACTCTATCACTTCATCAATTTTACTTTCAGTGATAGACGTGATTCTCCAATCCATTGTGTAGTTCTCATACACTTTTGTAATTTTAGCTTCAACATCGGTTGGTGAATAACCCATAACCAATTTTTCTTCTTTTACTTTTTTTACTCTACCAGATTCTGAATCTAACAAATCTGATGCGATCTTTGCTACAAAATATTTTTCTCCTTGTTCCATAATTTATTAATTTGATATAATTATAAAACTTATTTTTTTATTTATCAAGAAATGTTGACAATTTATCCATTAATTTTTTTGTTTTATCAACTGCGGAGGATTCCATACCGGTAGCTCTTTCTATATTCATTCTTTTTTCCTCATCTAAATTTTCTTCATATTTAGATCTATCATCTTTATCTAAAAACAAATATGCACCTGGTGTTGACGGAGAAGACACAAGGTCAAAACAGATTAATTCAAAATCATCTTGTACTTCATTTTGTTCACCAACCTTTTTTAAGGATCCAACACCACGAGAAGATATACCTAATGTTACACCTTGACGTAA